CCGAGGATACCAGTCAGAGTTCAATGCTAACCGTAAAGCCCTATTAGCATCTAACCCCCCTTGCACAGTCTGCGGTGAGCGGGGATGCACACTAGCACACCACATCATACCCAAGCGATATGGGGGGACAGATGCCCTATCTAACCTAGCACCTGTCCATGTAGGTAAGTGTCATGCCACAGCAGAGAGACAGTCAAGCCTTAAATATAATATTAATAATTATAAATTAAATATTAATTCAGGGGTTAAAGCATGAGGGGGATAAGGGGGGATTTTAATTTTAAGCGACTGCCCAAGCCCGCTTGCCTAAGGATCTTTTTGCGTTTCAGGCTTTTAATCAATTTCCCAGAGGAGGTCTCTAATGGCTGTTAAGGTTTGCGTCCCAAAATCCTGTATTCCCAAATCAAGTTTACCCCGTGCCTGTGATAACCCCAAGAGCGCGGTGGGCGTCCAGGTAAAACACCCGAACATGCTGGCCGAGGACATACCCCAATCCATGAAACCGGGTGGCAAGGCCGGGGTTGAAATCAAAGTCCCGTCAACTTGCACGGATAAAAAGTAATGGCTGGGCATGGATCGGGTAAGGGCGGTCGCAGAGGCCCGGCTAAGACTCCGAGCAAGCTTTTGTTTTTGCGCGGCTCACACCTAGTCAATGATCGCGGCCAGGAACCACAACCACCGGTTATAGAGGGAGCCGATCTTACCCCGCCCCAAACCCTAAGTCCGGGCGGTCAGGCCATTTGGCAAAAATTGGCGGTGCAATTGCGCGATTGTGGAATCCTCACCGCCATTGATCTGGTAGCTTTTGAGCGTTATTGCGACTACCTGGACAAGTTTCGCGTGATCCAGGCCAAGATTAAAGAGGCTGGATTTGATAAAGACGGGCGGATTCGGTGGAGAGAGACCCGCGCCATGCTCGTTTTGGAATCCAGTTTATCAAGGATTGAACAGCAATTCGGTATGACTCCGGCCTCTCGCGCCAGTTTACGGGTGAATTTTATACCCGGCAAAAAAGAAAAAGATGAAAAAGCGGAATATTTCAAATGAGCAACTGCCTGATAAATGGAAAAAACTTCTTGGCAGCTTGCCTAGATACGATCCCTTTCGAGACGCATCCGGTTTTCATTTTGACATCGCAGAAGCGGAGCGGGCCGTTAAATTTTTTCCCCTTTTCATTAAGCACATCAAGGGCCGGGGTTTTGCGGGCCGACCCTTTAATCTTGAGTTTTGGCAAAAAGCCCTCGTTGCTAATATCTTCGGCTGGAAAGACGATAAGGGATTGCGCCGGTATAGAGAGGTCTTTCTGATGGTTCCGCGCAAGAACGGAAAGACCACACTTGTTGCCGGGCTTGGCCTTTTGCTTTTGCTTTGCGACCAGGAACCCGGAGCCGAGGTTTATTCCATTGCGGCGGAGCGGGATCAAGCCGCTATTTGTTTCAAAATTGCCGGGTCTATGGTCAAGGCCGACGAGGTTCTATGCAAAAAGGCCGAGGTTTATGAGCGGTCGATCGTAGTTCCAGAGACTGAAAGTTGCTATAAACCCTTGTCACACGAGGCCGGATCAAAGCACGGATACAACGCCAGCGCGGTTATTAACGACGAATTGCACGCCCAACCCTCCGGGGACTTGATTGACGCCCTAGAAACCGGCATGGGAACCCGCCAGCAGCCGCTAATAATCCATATCACCACCAGCGATTATGAACGCGAAAGCATTTGCAATGAGAAATATCAACAAGCGGTCAATGTCCGAGACGGCCTATGGAAAGACGCTAGATTTTTACCAGCCATTTATGAGGCCGGATTGAACGACAACTGGAAGGACCCGATAGTCTGGGCAAAGGCAAATCCCAATTTGGGCGTATCGATCACCGAGGAATATTTGCAACGGCAATGCGAAAAGGCGATGCGAAATCCCCGGTTTGAAAACGAGTTCAAGCGACTGCACTTGAATATCAAGACTCGCCAAAAAGTAAAGTGGCTGGATATGGTCCGCTGGCTGGAATGTGCCAGGCAGGGGATAAATATTGAAACCTTAAAGGGCTTACAATGTTTCGCGGGCCTGGACTTGGCAAGCAAAGTTGACATTAACGCCCTAGTTTTGGTCTTCCCGATTGAAAACGAGGAGGTTGTAGAACTCCTCCGGCTTCCCGAAACCGCGCAAGGCGGTTATATTTTATTCCCTTATTTTTGGATTCCAGAGGAACGGGCTTTAGAGCGGCAACAGGCCGACCATGTGCCTTACCTTTTGTGGGCAGATCAGGGCCATATTGAACTGACAAACGGCGATGTCTGCGACCAGGACACGATCTTTCAACGCATTATGCAGATCAACGACATGTTCGAACTGACTGAAATCGCGTTCGACCCGTGGGACGCCACGCATATTTCAACCAAGCTGGGTGAGGAAGGATTCACGATGGTCGAGTTCAGGCAGGGCTATGCGAGCATGACCGGGCCTTGCAAGGAATTCGAAGCACAAATATTAGCCCGGCGAATCTTTCATAATAACAACCCCGTCCTGAACTGGATGGCCTCAAACATCATCGTCGAGCAAGACCCAGCCGGGAATATTAAACCCGCCAAGAATAAGAGCGCTGAAAAAATTGACGGCATAGTCGCGGCGATCATGGGTATAGGCCGGGCAATGGTTAGCGAAAATGGAACCAGCCTAAATACCGGGATGCACATAGAGGTTATATGAGCAATTCAATATTAGCGGTAAAGGTAAAGCCACTTCTTAGGGATCGTATTTTACAGAGTTACGACATTTATAAACATCATGGACTACAAGCAGCTTATGAAGGATGGGTGGCTTTGGGAGCGCCCCTCCAGTATTCATATACTTTTGGAAAGCAGACCAATTCCGGCGTCTATATAAACCCCACAAATGCCAGCTCTCTTGGTGTTTACTATGCATGTATGCGAGCTATCTCCGAGGATTTAGGCAAGTTGCCTATGGGTGTTTATCAAGGTTCCGATAGGGAAGATGGTTCAGTTCAGAAAACCCGCCGCCAGGATCACCCGCTTGATAAGTTGCTCCGCCATTTTATCAGTCCCGAAATGAGCGCCCAGCAGTTCAAGGAAACTATGAACGCCTGGGCCTTGGGCTGGGGCAAGGGCATTGCTGAAATAGAATTCGACCGGGCGGGCAAGCCCCGCGCTCTCTGGCCGATCCATCCCGCGAATGTAATTGTCAAGCGCGATCAAAAAGACTATCGGATTCTTTACGATGTCTATCGCTGGAAAGGCGAAGGCAGTTTTTTAATCGATACCCTTGAAAACTGGCAGGTGTTTCACCTTCGCGGCCTATCTCAGAATGGCCTTACCGGAGATGCCCTGAGCATCCTGGCGAGTCAGGCAATCGGAATCGGACTGACCGCCGAACTTTATGCAGCTACTTTTTTCAATTCCGATTCCAGGCCGGGCGGGACGATCACTTTCCCGGCGGGCGTCAAGACGAATCCGCAATCACGCAAGGCCATGCGTCAGGAATGGGACTTATTTTATGCCGGGGCGGATAAGGCGCACCGGACGGCCATCCTGCCAGACGGAGCCAAGTTTGAGCCGATTGCCATTCCCCCGGTCGAGGCCCAGCTTTTACAAGCCCGCCAGTTCCAAGTCGAGGAGATTGCCCGGTGGTTCCGTATGCCCCTGCATAAAGTTGGACATCTTATGAGAATCAACCTACCCGGTATGGAGCAACAGGCCCAGGAATATGTAACGGACACGCTTATGCCGTGGGCAAACCGATGGGAAGAAGAAGCTTGGGCAAAACTTTTAACCGATAAGGAAAAAGAGCAAGGATTATTTTTACGATACGACTTTGACGAACTACTCCGGGGGGATCAGGTTGCGCGGTCAACTTATTACAGAAACCTTTGGGGAATCGGAGCCAAGACACCAAACGAAATCAGGAGCGAGGAGGGCGATAATCCGGTTGAGAATGGTGACGACTGTTATGTCCCGACTAACTATCAGACTCTAAAAACTGCCAAAAAGAATGAGGATAAGCCCGCACAACCAGCGCCTAATCCATTCCAGAAAGCCAAGCCCGGACAAACCACCGATGGAACTGAACCGCAAACCCCGCCTGAAAATGCTCCGGGCACTCCGGCTGGTGAGCCGAAATCGGTAGTCAGCCAAAAGGAAATTTTCTTTCCGTTAATTTACGACGCTGTAAATACAGTCAACCGCAAGGAAAGCCTGGCGGTTAAAAAGGCCAATGACAAAAATCAGAACAGAGTTGAATTCGATCAATGGCATACCGAATTTTTACAAGGCCAAGTTAAATATTTAATTGAAAAGCTAAGTCCAATTATGTCCGCATTTGAGAAATTCTCAGGCCGCAATATTTCACGGGAAACATTGACCAAAATTTCCGAACAAATACAAGCCGGGCATTTGCAAGATATTAATTCAATTTCGGATACCGAGAAAATATATCACGAACTTTTCGAGGAGGCCCAAAATGCAAAATAAAATAAATTTCAGGCCAGGGATATGGGGAATTGCCCCGGAATATCTGGATGCTTTCTGGTCGCAATGGGAACGGGTGAGGGCATATCGGGCTGATAAAGATGTCCGCGCTCAATTTGAAACCAGCCGCCCGGAAATGCCGGGTCTATTACAGAAAATAGGATCAATCGGCGTGATCCATATCAGCGGCGTGATGATGAAGGGAGTTGATCCGTTTGACGCCTGGATGGGCGGGGTAGTTGATACTAATGAGGTAAGCGCGGCGGTTGATGCGGCCCTGGCAGACCCGGACATAAAAGCCGTGGTGCTAGTTGTCAACAGTCCTGGTGGTTCAGCGGACGGCATACCCGATTTGTCAGACAAGGTCAAGTCCCTGGCCGATGCAAAGACTTTAATAGCTCAGGTGGATGGCATGGCCGCATCCGCCGCGTATTGGGTTGCCAGCCAAGCGAGCAAGATTTATTCCAATCAACTCGACATGATCGGCTCAATCGGCGTCAAGATGGTGCTTTATGACGAATCCAAGGCATTTGAACAGGCCGGGATCAAGCCAGTCATCATCGACACCGGAGAGTTTAAGAGCGCGGGCACGCCCGGCACGGCCATAACCGACAGCCAAAAAGCAGACTTTCAGAAAATAGTTGACCAATATTTCGCCGCTTTTGTAGTGGCGGTCAAGCGTGCGCGTGCGGATATTGACCTGAAAGAAACCACTACCGGCAAAGTCTATCTTGCGCAAGAAGCCAAGAAGCTGGGCCTGATAGACGGCATTCAAAGCCTGTCCGATACCCTGGAATCTGCAAATAAAAAATTCAATTCCCAAAAGAATAGCCGAGACCGGCTTAAAGCGAGACTCCGAATCGCCGAGGTAGAAGCCTCATTCAATTCGGATAACCCAAAACCAAAAGTAAATGAAGGAGGAACCAAATGAAAACCAAATTACAGTTGATGCAAGAGCGAGCGGATGCAGTTGCAGCCGCCAAGAAAATATCAACCGATGCGGAAACCGCAAAGGTTGAAATGACCCCGGAGCAGTCCAAGCAAATGGATGCACTCCTGGATAATGCTGAAAAGTTGACCGCCGACATTGCTGACTTTGAAAAAGTGGAGGCACGCGGCAATCGGCTTTCTGCGCTGGAAACTACGCTCGGTGAGTCAGCCGGACGCCAGACCGCGCCTGATGCGAGCGTTCCCTTGCTAGTGGACGCAGACGGCGGAGCAATCAAGGTGGACAAGCCGAATATCCTGAAAGACAAGAGATGGGGCTTTGAATCACGCGGCCAGTTTGTCAAGGCTATCATGGATTACAGCCGCAAACAGCCGATCATCGACGCTCGCCTACAGAAAATCATGGATTTGTCAGCGGTGGCTCTGGGCGGAACCACGGCGGTAGGTGAGGACGGCGGATTCCTGGTCGCGCCTCAGTTTGCCAACGAAATCTTTACCCGCGTGTTTGAACGGTTGCCCATCCTTGAACAGACCCGGCGCTATGTGCTGTCCAACACAAACTCAATCACTATCCCGGCCCTAAAAGACGCGGACAGGTCTAACCCGGCAACCCGATATGGCGGCCTGTTCTGCTATTGGGTTGACGAAGCCACAGCTCCGACCCGGTCAAGCCTGAAATTCAGAAACATCAATTTGAAACTTAACAAAATGATGGCTCTGGCCTATGTGACCTCGGAAATTCTGCGCTTCACCGTCAACTATGACGCCCTGTTGATGCAGGATTTAGAGGTTGCTATCAGCGAGGAAACTACCGAGGCTTTCATGTTCGGCTCCGGCGTGAATCAACCGAAAGGCGCGTTGGCTTCAAATGCGGCCCTGACTCTGGCTAGAGCTACCACAAAGACGGTTGGCTTTGGGGATATTACAACCATGCTGGCCCAGATTTGGAGTCCCCGTGCAGACGGCAAATTCTATTTCAACCAGGAACTGATCCCTCAGCTCTGCCAGCTCTCATTTAATCCGGGCGGACTTGGAGTTATCCCGGTATTCCTGCCCCTGAGTCAAGGCCTGACCGATCCCGTCAAGTATAGCCTCTATGGACACCAGGCAATTCCGACCGAACATTGCTCTGCTTTAGGAACCGCGGGCGACATCATTTACGCGAGTTACGATGATTATTATGTCGCGCTTGCCGGTTCTATAGAAACCGCAATGAGCATCCATCTCCGGTTTGACTACGATGAACTTTGTTTCAGGGCGGTATGGTTTGCAGATGGTCGTCCGGCATGGGATGCCCCGATCACTCCGCGCAAAGGAACTGCCAAACAATCACCTTGGATTCAACTGGAAACCAAATAACGGGAAACCGTAAAGGAGGAAACGAAAATGGTTATGCAGTCAAAGAAAATATTGGAAAGGATGAATGTCGTTCCGGCATTGATCCCGGTTGATCTTAAAGCCAATGCCTGTTGCGGTGTTCATATTCACATGGACAAGGGCAAGCGGCTCCTGGCTTTGATTTCATTTGCAGACGGATCAGCCACACCCGGCGATGACATCATAGTGCATGTGGTTCAGTCGGTGGACAAATACGGCGTCACCGAAAAGAGCTTACGGATGATTGATAACGGGCGTGTCTATACAAAAGAGGGTGCGGATCAAGCGGCTCTGGATGCACTCACCAAATGCACTAAAAATGTAATCCCATTCCCGCCCCATTCCCATTTCTATGACACCGGAAGCGGAACGGGTGTCGGCCTGATTGAAATTGAAATCAGACAGGAAGACCTAGACACCTATAACGGCTATGAATGGGTTAGCGTCCAACTGGCAGCCACAGCCAACACCAAGATTGTGTCAATGGATTATTGTCTTGAAGACCTCTGCTATGAATCAGCACCGGAAGACCTGGAAGACCCGTTGGTCTAAATGAATAACCGAGAGCCGGGGCGGGGAAACCCGCTCCGGCCTTGGGGGTAAAAATGCTTTTAGAAAATGAGCCAGTCATAGCGATGACAACGACCACGCGGTTGAAACAGTTTATGAACAAGACCGATGGAGCCGATGATATATTGCTCCAAAACATCATAAACAGTTTGAGCAAGCGTGCGATGTTTGAACTATTACAGCGCGGAGTCAAGACCATTGCTCGCATAGAATATCGGGACATGGGAATAAATCAGCGTTCATATTTTATGAGTGCCTGTCCGATTGATACTACAAAAACCTTGAAAGTATATTACAACAATGATAGTCCCCGCGATTGGTCAAACCCAGCGGCGGAAATCGATCCAATTTATATTATTTGCGATCCCGAACGGGCAGACCGGGGAGAGATTTTAGTGGATACCCGTATGGCGCTTATCCCTGCCCCGGACTGCATGAAATTTACATATACAGCGGGTATGGCGATTGATAGTCCGGGATTTATTGCCAACTATCCCGATTTGGCAATGGCGGTTGATATGCAAGCTGCTTTTGTATTTCAGAGACGGCTTGAGCAGGGAATAGCCAGCCAGATTATTGCAGGAGCCTCAGTCAGCTTCAACCGGGCCGTTCAATGGCTTCCCGATGTGCTTGACCATTTCGCAGTCTATCGCCGGGCTTCCACGGAGGGCTTGTAATGCCTGAATTTGAATTAACATTTTTCCAGAATGAAAGCCTGAAAGGACTGGCCGAAAACTTCCCTAAAGAATGTGCGGCGGGTTTAAACGCAACTTGGAAAAGATTGGGTGATAAGTTTATCGGCGAAATCAGGAGCCGGTTTCTTATGCAAAGCGATACTCACTCTTTGGGGATTGGACGCCGCCCGATCCGGCCTTCATATCGAATCCCGGTAAGTGAGGCTTTGCGAAAACGAGTTGATTTTAAGGTGAGTTATCATGGCAGATTTGGCGGATATATGAGGTTGTTTTTTTTAGGAAACAAACGCGAACATGAAGGTTCTGAATATATCGCATTTTTTAATGACCAGGGGCATGATGTTAGTCAAAAAAGATTAAGGTCAACTTTTTCAATAGCCAAGCGGACAAGTAGGGGGCTTGGCCGTGTTCAAGGCAAAGGTTTTATGCAACTGGCCTTCAATCAATTAGAACCCGATTGGGAAACTGCAACCGAAAACGCCATAGCAGACGCGGTAGAAAGAATATGAAGCAACTTATATTTATATCAATTCTTTTGCTCATTGCTATTCTTGTAATGATCTATGGTTGTGTAGGTTATAAACCTGTTTCAATAACCGAAGTGATCCAATCCAGCCCTCCCTGCATCCAACAGTTTCTAAAAGAGCAGGGCGCGCCGATGGCAATCAACGCCGGGGCGTTTTACTCAATAGATGAAACGACTGATACCAATCCGAGGTTTCGCATATCGGCTGGGGATACAACCGGCCCAGCCCTTGCAGGGGCGGCCTTGAC